ACTTGCAACTGGACCTAATAGTTGTGCTATCATTTTTCACCCTCCATGCTCATAGATGTTTTTTTATCTGATTTCGCAGAGTATGCATTGAAGCCCATAAATGCCGCTACTACACCAGATGCAGCAATAACATAAACTGACGCAATATCTGTAATTAATGTAGCCGCTTTATCAAAACCTAAGACACTAGCAAGTAATATAATAAACGGATAAATTAACATTCCTGCTAATGCAAAGCCTGTGTATCTTCTTTCTGCATCACGCTTTAAATCTCTGTCGTTAATTTCAAGCCTTCGCTCTTCAAGTTTTAACTTTTCCCACTCATCAGGCTGTATTACGCCATCACCATTACTGTCAGCTTTTTTAAATTCACTCATTTAAAAACCCTCTTGCAATCTTTAAGTCACTTGTTTGTATAACAACTTTACCTTCTGCTGTATACACCACAAACCTATTTCGTTTAATCTCTACTAGATACATCCATCATAACGCACTCTAAAAGCATATTTGTACTTGTAACTAATACAGATGCTTTTTTTCTTTCGCTATTACATTGTTCGAAAGTAGAATAATTATCAAACTGATAATACTGCAAATGATCTGTGCGAATAAAGTGAAACCAGACAAGTGTGTAAATTACCAAGGAATATAGTCCATAATATTAAGCCAACCCATATAATGTAAATAAACCGCAGCACCTACAAACGTCATAAGAAGTAAAACAATTATACCTACTACCGTAATCATAAGTTCTTGTTGCTGAATAGCGTCACGCCTTGCTTGTGCTTCTGCTTCACGTTTTTCTGCTAATACTTCTCTACGAATTTTTAATAGTTCTAGGTATTTTGACCGTCCGTAAGTTTGGGTAATCCACTCTTTGAGCTCTTCTTCAGCTTCTGCAGCCTGTCTAAGTTTCGCCCAACGATCCAACGCCGTAGAATTTGCGCTTTTGCTTGATACACCTTTTTTCTGTAACGTTTTCTTAGCGTGGTCAGTTGCGTCAAAAAACTGCCCGATTTGTTTGCTTAATCCCGCTATGGTTTTGCCTGCAGCGAGGCCTGTTTTTATGCCCGCTAAAATAGTTATTGGGTCCATAATTACATTCCATCATTGCGAGAAAACTCTACTGTCTTTTCTAATATAGCAATACGAGATTGTAGCTTAATAATCTCCATCATGTGACTAGCCATACCGCCCATATCTTCGTTAATCATGTCGATATCTTCCCAAATCTCGTTGTCAGCATCTTCAATTTCTTCATAGACCTCTGACAATATATCAATAATTTCTTGAAGGTTATCAGTATTACGTTGCACATCCCTAATTAGATTAGTCTTATCGGTAGCGTTATTTTCAACAGTCAAAATATTTACTGTTTCTTCAAGATTAGATATTGTTGATGCTTGCTGTGCAGTCCACCAAATAAAACCACCTATCTGAGCTATAACAACCCCGACTACAGCAATGCTTACCTTTGGTAGTTTATCACTCATTAATACCCATTAGCTACAAGCTTGCCATAATCACCTGACATTAATTTTTTCTTAATGTATGCGTTAAGCTCCTCGCTACCTATTTTTGCGCCACATTCTTTCATCCACATTTCAATAACAACAAACGGAATTGACCCTGCCAGTCTCATATCTGACTTGCTGTTATGCCCATCTATGTTGCGCTCTTTGTTAAAATCTAAAATGCGCTGAATATCTTGACTGCGGTTAATTACAATTTTACCGTCCTCATCAAAATATTTTGTTTGTACACTCATTTTTTAGCTTTCTTTTTCTTTGGTGCTTTACCGCCTTCCCAAGCTTCATTAATATCTGGTGTGCTTGGATCGTCAGCCTTTAAATGACCTTTTTCAGTTCTTGCCCTTTTTGGTTTTGAAGCACCAAGCTCTAATGCAAAACCTGCATCTACAAGTAATTGACCTTCAGCATCGTCTAAATCTATTTCTTGACCTTTTGCGCAAGGGCTTCCGTTTGCCCAAGGGTTTCTATCGGTTGTTATTTTAATTCGCATAATATTCTCCTTAAGAATGGGGCATTTCTGCCCCACCTATTTTTATGAAGCGTTAATATCTGCAACGATACCGTGCGCTTTTTCTGAAGTAACTTGTAAGCCATACTCGCAAGAAATAAGTCTACGCTCAGACAAACCAGTTTTAGCAAGAGCTTCTTGCTTCGCTGTTTGCAAGTAAGCAACCTCTGCATATGACGGATCAAGAACAAGAACATCAGGTGTATAAGCTACACTTGATACTGTTCTAGAACGCATATGTCGGTTAGGTACAATTTGCACTTCACCAAAATCGCTTACGTAAACATCAATAGCTGCATTCAATTTGCTATCTTCTGCCTCTTTGAAACGAGTTGCGTTACCAGTAAAGGTTGATATTTTTTGCTTTTGCGCTGAACCACACATAACAATTTTTGGTGTAGCACCTGAGTTCCAACAATCAGCAATAACGCCTTTTAAAAGTGCTTCTGTTATTGGGCGCAAAGTTCCATCGGTTGCACCTGCATTTACAAAACCAGAAGTACCTGCACCTGAGGTTGTACCATTTGCACCACCACCACCACCGCGAGATACGTTAGTTGTGAGATACGCAGGCAATCCTGCAGTTTGTCTTGCTGTACCAGATGCACCTGCATTTGCAGCCACGTTATCAAGCATCATTGCTTCCATATCGCGCTTAAGCTCAGAAAGCTTATATGCAACTTGTTTTGCAACTGTTTGTGCGTTTGCAACACCATTAACAGCTTGGTTTGTTGAAGAAACTTCTACAACTTTAGCTGAAATTTGTGTATACCCACCTTTACGAACAGCATTAGTTGGTGCTGTGTTAGATAAACCAACGTCACCCTCTATCTGTCTGTTTGCGCCAGTTGCGGCAAGATCAACTTCACTCCACTCAAAGTAAGTGTTGTCAACGTTGCGTGATCCAATAGTAGACATCAGTAATGTCTCTGTTGGCGTGATTGAGGCCATCGCTTCAGATAAGTCCTCTCTTATGGTTGTAACATCATAAGTTTCGTTTGTGTTGGCTGTAACGGCCATGATTAAGTCTCCTAAGACAAGAGTTAAAGATTACCAATAAACTTAGCAACATCATCAATGCTGCCAGTTTTTTGCATGTTTGCCCTACTTGTTTTTGCTCTTGACGCTTTACCTGCATTATTAGATTTACGCGCAGATGGAGTTACAACGGTGGTTCTGGCATCTTTTGCTTTTTTAGTCGCATTAGATTTGTTTGCCATTAATTCACGATATTTAAGAGCATCCGTTAAAATCATAACTTCATCGGCTGTTTTCACAGTACTCATTTGCTCTTGTGTGAGCTTGTAATGTTTTTCAGCCTTTGTAGTCATGTCTTGAATGAATAAACTTCGCTTTTGTGGATCAGAAAACTCAGGCATCCAATCTTGTAATCTCATAGCTTGCTGAGACAAAAATTGCTTTTCTTCGTTTTGCTTTTGAACAGCCTCACGTTCTGCCATTGCCCTTACGTTATTTTCCCATTTATTGCGTGTATCTAATGCCTGACGATATTCTTCAGCCGCAATAGTCCATCCTACTGGGTCACTTGTTTTAAGTTCCTCAGATGGTAATTGTGGTATTTGCGGAATTTCACCAGATTGCATTTGTTGCGCCATTTGCATTAAAGCTTGGCGTTCTTGGGCCACTTGTTGTTGCTGTTGAGCAAATTCTTGCCTTGCATTTTCAAGTTCTTTTTTGGTAGACGCGTTGTCTGCCATGCCCTTTTGGATATAATCTTGTCCGGCGGCGCTTTGCTTTAGCTCTCCTAAGGTTTTCTTTTTGATTTCTCCGTTAGATTTATATTCAATCTCCAGATCGTCATTAAGTTCTAGGGGAACGGCTGCATCGTCTTCTAGCTCATCCTCAGTATCAGTTAATTCTTCATCGATGTCTGACACTTCATCGACATCCTCTACTACTTCAACATCCTCTACTGTTTCGGTCTGAGTATCTTCAGTTGCTTCAACAGCTTCTTTTGCTTCTGGTTCAGGATTAGTTGGTGGCTCAAAAATTAAATTGTCTACAATGCTATTTATTGAACCATCTTCTGGCTTAGTCGTTTCCACGGTGCTTTGCCTTTCTTTCTTCTAACGCTAAACTATCAACATTTGTTTGCAGCCTAGCTTTGATTAAATTTAAAGCGCGTATGATACTATGCGCCTCTTCTCGTGCTTCAATATCTGAAGCCTCACTACTTGCGAAAACAGTTTTTTGCTCTTCTCGCAAATCCTCAAAGGTTTCTATAAAAAACTCGTTGGTCAGTAAAAAGTTAGACCTCTTAGCCTTCTGCTCTATATCCACCATTCATTCCCATCATTTCAGCATTATGCTCTCTAACAGCATTTTGCTCTGATTTAATTTCTTCTACATCAACCGCAGTTCCGTACTTACCTAATATTTCAGCTACCTTAACTGCAAGCTCTTGCACCATTTTGTCACGCTCTAGATCGTCTTTCATACCCAGTTCGTGCATTTTATACTGATTATTCATAGCCGCTTTTTGCATATCCATTTGAGATTTCATAGCCTCGGCTTGCATAAACATTTGGTTCGGGTCTGCTTGCTGCGGTTGCATTTGTGCCATTTGTGCCTGTTGCTGCATTTGCATTTGTAACATTGCCTGCTCTATTTCAACTGTCATTGGTGCAACATAGCGGTCGCTGTTTCTTATTCCTGCCATTCCCATAATATCAGCTATTGTATTTCTTATTTGGGTCAACGATACTAACCCATTTTGATTGCCATATTGCTGATAAATAGTTTGCTGTATTTGGAGCATTTGCTGAAGAACGGCCATTTTGTCGTTCTCTCTACCAGTACCAATACCAACATTTACCGACATATCCATGTCAGCGTCCCAATCTTTTGCATCAATCGGAACAAAGTCACCATTTAATCGCATCATTTCTTGCTTGTTAGTATTTTTAATCATGCATTTAAGCATTAACTTAAACATTTGCTTCATGCCGCCTTCAGCAAAGTTTCTAGCAATAACCTCTGCTTGGCCTGTTTGACCTTCTTGTGATGCAGCAATGGCTGTTGCTGTAGTACTTTTTAATACATCTGGGTCTAACCCTTGTGCCATTTTTGAAACACCAGTTTTATTATCTACTAGCTGATCAAAATACTGCAATGCAGGTAACGTAGAGCCTGCGGTAAACGGAACTACCATTTCACGAATTGCATTAGGGTTTGTAACTCTTACAATTCTACCAATCTCGTTATTTAGTAAATCGTCTATTGCCGCTTGGCCTTCCACAACTTGTAAGCCAGGATTGTTTGTAAGTGCAACATTATCAAGCACTCCACGCAACATTGCAGTGGCGGCATCTTGGTCATGTAGAACTAAATCAACTAAAGATGTGCCAAAGAACGCGTGACTTTCGGGGTCACACTCAAAAATGGCATATGGTGCATAATCAGCTTCTGTATAATCAAGCAATTTATATAAACCACCCGCACAGGTAAATTGATATAATCTTGGCATACCAGTGCCTTCTATATCAAGCTCCATATAAGCAACTGTAACCGTTATTTTTTTTGAAGATACTGATATGTTTTCATTATCGTCGTGGTCTACCGCATAGCCTCTTCGCTCAAATTCAGTTTCATCATCTAAACTACTGTAGTCATTGCCTTCTAAACCACGCAATTCTTCTAAATCAAAACCCATTGCCAATAAATCAGCAATACGCTTTTCGCTTGTGTGCCCACAAACATAATAATCATCTATGCTTCTAGCATTACGATCAATAAAAAAATCTTCGGGAGGCAAACTTTCAATACACAAATCACCCATAGATTGCATTCTTGATATTTTTACATCGTGTATTGTTTCAGCGACACCCATTCCTTCTTCTACTATTTCCGTTGTGGTTTCTTCGTGTTCTATCACCTCAACATCATCATCCTCAACAACCAAAGCAAACTCTTCGTCATTTAAACCAGTATATGTATGTATTTCTGGGCGCATTTGCTCATTATAATACACATAAGCAATACCAGTTTTTTTGACCATCGCATCTTGAAATACATCGTTTAAAATACGATAGCCGTTGTGCTGATGAAATTTATACGAAATATAAGATGTTGCCTGTTCTGCAGCTTTTACATCTTCTGGGCCTCTAGGCACAAACTCAACTGGCTTTTCGTTATTTAGAAATATACGCTGTATTGATGGCTTTAGGCCTCGCACAACCTCACGACATTTAGTGGCAACTACACCACTTCTACCCTGCTCATGACCAATATCAACTTCTGCATCAAAGTATCTTTGTGCTTTAATACGTTGAGGCTCTATTTCATCATCTATAAAATCTACTGCATCTTGTATTGCTTTAGAAACTATACCTTCAATCTGCGTTTCGTCTAATTTATTTAATTTCATCAGTACGCTCCAAAACTTTCAAATAAACCCATACCTTTGCGATCTTCGCCACGCATACCGCTTATTATTTCATCTGCGCCACCAGTTGCAAATGTAGCACCACCCAATGCAGCACCTTTAGCAACTCTGTATCTATTATTTGCAAACCAATCGACTAATTTTTGCGCTCCGCTTTCATCAATAATTGCGTTTCTTACCAAGTCTGGGTCTTCTGAAACTAATATCTGTGCTATTCTAAGGTTTTCATCATCTGTCAAATCACGAGAAAATTTATTTGCAAATTTGCTAACTGCTCTAAAATAAGCATCTGGGTTGCCAGAAAATACTCCAAGCATATCACCCGCTGTTATTTTAGAATTTTGCGCTGCTTTAGAAATAAGTACTTCTCCAGTTATACTACCATTTATTACTTTCATGGCAACATCTTCGCTTTCAGCCGCAAGTTGAAGCTGTTTTAATACTTTATTATATTCGCCATCATCAGGTAATAACTGTCGCAACAACATACCTTCTTGTTTGGTATCGTCGGCTAATGTTCTTATAAGATTTTTTTGCCTACCTTTTGTAAGACCTGTTTGTATCGCACCTAGAAAGCCCATTCTAAAAGCATCAAGAGCTTCGGGACTATCAAATTTTCTGTCTAAATCCATCATCGTTCGGTAAATGTCACCTTTTGAAAGTGCATCTTCACCTGCTTTATATGCTTGCGCGTTTGTAATTTTTGCTTGCGCCATTTTTCTGGCATCAGCCAATTTTGGAAATGCAGTATCTAACTTAGATTTTAATCTTTTTCCTAAATCTTTCGTTGCACCTGCAACAGTACCTTTTTGATCAGCTGATAATTTTACGCCTCTGTCTCTTATAACCTTATAGACTTCTTCAGCTTCTTGTACTGTTGGGCGTCTTATAAATTTAATTCCATCATCGCCAATACTGTACAAAGGTTTGCGCATTTTAAGACTTTGGAGTTCATTAAGTGCTGAGCCAAATTGCGGATTACGCTCTAATATTTTAGATAAATCGTCAAATGTTGCTTGATCAAGCATTTTGTTTTTGAATGGTTTGTACTGTTTGCTTATTTCTTTTTGCAATTCATCTTCGTCAGCTATGTAATTGGCAACAGCAGGAAATGCAGGGTCTTTGCTATCTAATGCTTGACCAAGCTCATCTGCCGCTTTGCCACGTTGCAACGCAGGTCTTGTTTTTGCAAAATCTTGTATCACATCTGTTGCAGGACCTGTTTGCATTGATTTTATAGCGGCGGCCAAAGTTCTGTTTTCTGCCAACAATCTACCATCTATTAAATCTTGCACAATTTCGTCTGGTGATTTCCCAGTTTGTTGTACCAATCTTTGTATTTCATTTTCAACAACACTTGGACCTCTACGACCAACAACCCTTCGGCTTGCGTCTGCAAGATTTTTCATTGCGGTGAAACCTAAATCAGCAACTTTACCACCTACAACTCCACCTACGCCACCAGTTACAGCACCTTTACCTGCGCTATCCATGCGCTCACCAAATCCACCTTCACCAGAACCAAAACCGTATGCAGCACCCTCTGCCGCACCAATGCCTAATACTCTTGCCCATGTTGGTAATGTTGCGGCTGTGGAACCACCGCCAGTAAATGGTGACAGTAATAAAGAAATAGCTGTTGGTGCCATAGCACCGCCTGCTTCATAACCTAAAGAACTCATTGGGTAAGCCTCTCTATATCTAGAAAGCTTATCTCGTATTTCTTCTAATACTTCTTCGTAAGGCCTACCTGATGCTAAAGAAACTGCACGTGCTTCTAGTTCGTCTGCAAAACCAAGTGTCAAACCTTGGCCCATGCTTCTTAATCGCTCTTTTGGCTGTGCCCCTAATGCTGCCATTGCTGCTTCTATATTAGCCATATTTTTGCCTTTTTATTGCGACATTGCATCAATATATTCTTCTCGTTGCGTTTGTGTCATATTTCTTGTCCAATGCTCACGCCAAGCTTGGTCAGTTGGGTATTTCGCAGCTTCTGCTTCTGGAAATGGTGGGCTTGTTGGTTTTGGCGGTATACTTTCACGTTTTATATTTTTATTAATTTCAGGAATTTCTCCAACGTAACCTTTATCAATAATTATTTGGTCAATTGGCAAACCTTGCTGTTCTGCAAGTGCTGTATATTGATCTGTTACCGTTTTAAATTGTGTTTCAGCTTTTCTGTATAAGCGAACTGATCGGTCTACAAAATCTGCCCTTTGCTCTTCTGTTAATGTAGTACCCATAACCAATTTATTGTATATTGCTCTAGTTCTTTGCGTCACATTACCAGTATCTCTAGCTGTTGCATATTCGCCTTCACGAACTGTTGAGCCGGGATCGAGCAACTTCATAAAGTTAAAAATCAAAGCCATATCACCGGCACCAGTTGGAGCTTCTGATGAAGCCATAATTCTTGCAAATGCGGCTGATTGTTTTGCAAACTCTTTTGTTTCTGGAGTGCCAATATACTCTTTCCGCAATGCATTTGTTGCAGCAAAAATATCTTTTTTACTTAATACACCTTCTTTTTTGTCTTTTAGGTACTGCATGTAAACTGTTTGACCATCTGCACCATTTCTAATTGCCGCTGCGTATGGTGCGCCACCTTCTAAATTATCAAGCATGGCAGCTGTTTGGTTGCTTTGTCTTTGTTTTTGGGTTTTTGCTCCTCGGCTTCTTATAACTTCGCCCATTCGTGCTTCGGGTAAAATTAAAGGGTCAAGTGCTTGCGCTAAATTTTGAAACGTAGACAATCCACTTTGATTGCCCATATTAGAAAGCATATTTAATAAACCGCCTTGCTCATCACCTCTTGATGTTGATCTTGTATTTGGCATTTGCTCTGGCTGAGAAGGCTGCCTACCAAGCATTTTAAATAAATAATTTTGGGTTTCGGCAAACGGCGGCACACCATTAAATTTGTCAACATTTCCCGGCCCTGCGTTGTATGCTGCAAGAGCCAATTCCATGTTGCCATTATACTTATCTAACATTTTCTTTAAGTATCTAGCACCGCCTTCAATATTTTGTGTAATATCATTAATATTTGTTACACCCATTTCTCGGGCTGTATCAGGCATAAGTTGTGTTAATCCAGTTGCGCCTTTTGGCGATACAGCATTAGGATTAAAACCGCTTTCTGTATTTATCAAGCGTAGAAAAATCTCTGGCGGTAAATTATAACTTGCGGCTGTACGTCTTGCTATATCTTCTAAATCGTATCGGTTCATTATACCTACCTCGGTTGCATCATTGCCGCTGTTTGTAAATAATTAAATAGACCGGGCTGAAAGCTAGTGCTTTGACCTTTCATATCAGGCTGACCTGTTAAGGTTTGCAATAATGTATTTAATCCCATTTGTGGCTGTCCTGTAAAACCTTGATATTGCTTTGACCCTGCATTTGCCAAATTTTGCATTAAAGCTTGCTGAAGTGCGCCCTGTTGCATTTGTTGGTTTTGAATGGCTTGCCCGTAACCAAAAGATTGCTGACCTGCGCTTTGCAAACCTTGCGCTGCATTAAAGGCATTGTTCATTCCCTGTTGGTAACCTTGCTGTCTTAAAGCCCCAACTTTATCAAGTGCTTGCTGATTAAATCCTTTTAATGCCTCTGCCTCTGCAATTCCCTGCCTTGAGCCACCAAAAGCACCTACTCCTTGCGCTTGAGAACCAATTTGGTTTAACCCCATTTGTGCAGCACTGCCAACATCACGAAGTGTAGTATCTACCACTTGCTGATTATATGGGTTCATCATATTTGCGGCGGCGGCGGCAGGGTTTGCGTAAGTTGCCAAAGCACCTTGTTGTGCGGCAGAAGCTTGACTGTATGGGTTTGATGCCGCTTGTACCATGTTGGGATTTGATCCGCCTGCCATTTTACTTTCCTCTTCTGCCTTGACCTTGCATTTCTAGTGCAACGGGTTGATTATCAGGGGTTCTAGAACCCATTTCTCCAGTAATTGGGTCTATTGAAAAACTATTAATGTAATCAACCTGTGCGGGTCTACGATTTTCTAACGCCGCAACATTTGCATCAAAAACATCACCTGATGAGTAACCAGTAATTCCACCGACTGTTTGGGTTGGCGGTAAATAAGATTGACCACCAGTTGATGGCATATTAAAAGCGTTTGCCATAACATCAGTACCTTCGAAAGATGCTGTTTGCATTGGTGAAAACCCTGCAACGTCTATTCCGTACATTGGCGTATAGCCTTGTGAAGCCGCATCTGTACCAACACCAACTGTTTGCTGTGCTAAAGTTTCTCCAAACGCAGGCATATTTGCCTTTTGATCTGTTCTACCACCTTTTGCCATTATTCAATTTCCTTTTGAAAATTTGCATACATTAATTTCCAACCTTCTGGTATAAGTGGTTTTTTCCAACCAATTCTGCCAGATATTATAGCTGCTTCGCAACCGTGAGACTTTGCCCACTCACGAACATCGTCATTCATATCTAAAATTTGGTCCAGTTCACCGCCCGCCAAAAAAATATTAAGCACTTTCTTTCTAGGGTATACCACAATTTCTGTAACAATACACCCCCTCTGACTTGGCCAAAGCTGCATTCTACTTTCCATGATACCGTCAACTATATCTTCCCACATATGAGTACCACCAGTATACACCAAAGCCGCCTCTATCCATGGGCGGCATCTTTCAAGTTCATTAAGTGGTAATGTATCTTTTGCCATTTAATATGTAGACAATGCTACCCTTTTCCAAATTGCTGCGCTTCCGTTATGTGTGCCAGTACAAATATAAATATAGTTAGCATCCCAAGCTACCATTCCTGCCGCATCGCCTGCCGCACCAACACTAGAACTAGGCGTTGTTTGTTTCATAGCAACCTGCTTAAATTCATTTTGCGCAGAAACAACAGGATAATTTCTTTGCTCATCCCATAGAAAAATACCATTATCTGCAGGGACATCGTCAGACTGTTTAAAAAACAATTTACCTAAGTTTCTGCTAAGAAAAAGATTTAGCTCTCTTCCCCATTGCCTTATATCCGTGCCTATAACTGGAGGTGTAACTGGCATTAACGTCTACCCCCTGCTTTTGTTTCTAATCGCATTGTACCTACACGCCAATTAGCTGCTTGATCACCTTCAACGCGCATCCGCATTTGTCTACCAGTAAAACGCAAAGCTGTTGGGTTGCTTGGGTTAAAAGGACCATGAGTTGTTTCGGTATCGTTAGGATAAAATCTTGTTTTAAATTTTAAATCAACGTCACCTTGCGTTTTTTCGTCTGGTATAACCTCAGTAACTTTTGCAACGGCATCACCGCTTCCTATTGAAATTGGTCCAGTTTCACAAAAAATAGCACCGCTATCATAATTTAAACCCTGTTCGTGGTTCCAAACTAAAACAGGCTCTATCACGTTTGCTGTTCCACCCATTCCGCTATGGTTACTGCAATAATAATAAAGCGTTGAAGGGGTGGTATCTGTAACAGTAATTTCTACATAACTACCAGTTGATCCTGCCGAACCTGTTGTGACAACATTTGTTGAATAAGCCGACCCACCGCCATGCGTACCATTTGCGGTAGTAGAAAACTGGAAAGGGTGACCAATATTAGAATTATTTGATTGGTCAAACCGATAAGTGTTTCCTTTTCTTAATGTAAGTGTTGGGGCTGCACCAGAATGATCTGATATAAAATACTTATTGCCACCACCACTTGCAGCTACAGTTACATTATAAGTTATATTCTCAGTATATTCACCGCTTAAAACTGGCGTTCTGAATACACCCCTAGAAACCCCACCAGTTCTTGATAAATTGCCAATTAACCAATGGTTCTCAAGCAAATCAAATGCAACGTATCTATCTATCTCTAAGCTACTTGATGATGGGTAAAACCACCAAACTTCACTAAACTCTGTATTGCTAAACGCCCATATTTTAGATTGTTGGTTAACATTTATATCGTCAAAAACGTAGTCGTGAACTTCGCAAGGTATTTCTCTAACAGAGTTACCATCAAAACCAAAGAAGCCTTTTTGCCCCATCCAGAAAGAACCCATGTCTGTATCAACAGCCGACATACGCGAAACTGCACCGCAAGATGTTCCGACCCTATTAAAACCATAAACATAAGGTGGCCCTAAGTATTTTGCAGAAAACGCATCACTATCAGTGATTATCAGGGTTTGACCTCTAGTATTTAATCCCTGCATTATTTGCCCAGTAGTTTGCAGTAAAATGTCTCCTGCTTCATTCGTTGCCGCTGGCGTCCAAACGGTATTATTTTCTTTATCGCACCATTGAACTTTTCTAGGATCGCCGCCTGCACCCAGACAAAATATAAATCTTTCCTCAGTGACAACTAATCCAAGATTGTTTGTAGGTGCATTTGTAACAGGTGCGGCAACAGCCGATGAGCCAAGTTGCCATTCTACCAATGTTCCAGTGTCGTAATGAATGCCGACCAAAAACTGCCCAAAGTTATCTAATTGCCAACTAGTTGCTTCTGAATATGTGCCAGTAGCAGGGCGTTGCGTACCAAAATAACCAGTACCGTAAAACCCACCACTAAACCCTAAATTAAGCCCTGCATCTTCTCTACCAGTTGTCATTGATGTTGGCGTTATATCGTAAGTTACCCCTGCGCCTGTCATAGCTGTTAGTTCGTTATGGCTTCCTGCCGCAAAATAAGCTGTTCCATTATTGCTTTCCCAAGCGTGTGCGCCTCTAATTGGATTAGTGCAAAAACCTTTTTTAAAGTCTTGCCACCCACCAATAGGGCGCAAAGAGCCATCACGCCACCTTACTAAGCTGCCGTCACGCCATCTGTTAGAAGCATCTAATTCAGTCCCGTTTCGGTAAAATCCTGCTTTTAAATCTAATGGGACTAATGGCATATTATTTCCAATGTGCGGCGGCTAATTGTTGAATTGTTGACCCTGACACAATGTTAGATGCAGGGTTATTTTGGTTACAATTATAATTAGTAGTTCCTTCGGCTGTTCCTTGGTCTCTCCAACTGTAATGATTAGTAGCGCTTTCTAAATCTATTTGCTGCAAACTATCGGAATTACTTACAGTAACCGAACCAACAGGGTTAGTATCTTCCGTCACACCCGAACCTATTGTGCATCCGTTATATTTTGTTGATAAAGAAATAGTTTTAGAAAAACTTGACGTATTTGTATTTTGCGCTGTTGCTGTAGAGTGCGGTGTAGCACTATTGTAACCAGTAATTTCCCAAGCGTGTAAAACTGATCTACCACTACCACCATTGCCAGATATGCTTACACTACCAGACGTAGAGGTTTGCAGCCAATAAACAGCAGAAGTAGGAGCCGCCGCCCAAACCCCACCACTTGCAGCATTATCTATCTTACAAGCTTGCGTCATAGCTGTTGAGCCGAAGTTAACAAATGTATTACTTGGCCCTGCTAATTGAAGAGTTACAACAACTACTTTTGTACCAGAATTAAAAGTTAAAGCACCATTCGGAAACCCATTCCCAGTTGTTAAAAGTCTACCAATATATGTTGCAGTTGGTGCAGAGTTTGTAATTCCATAATATTCACTAAAAGCGTTTGATGCCCCAGACGATTTTCCAATCATAGCACGAATGTCAGCATCATTTAAAGCCGCTTGTGAACCACTAGAACCACCTGCCTCAACGTGAATTTGGTTTAAACTTATTTGCGAACCGCTACTAGGTAATGGCATTTATGCACTTCCATAAGCTGTTATATTGTTTTCTACTGTTAATGCGCCACTTGATGCTAGTGAAAAACGATTTGTTCCTTGGTAAGCAAATTTTAAACTGCTTCCAGATTGCGTTATAGTCCAATCTCCCAAGTCAACAGTTGTTGCTTGTACTTGCCCAGATGAACCGTAAACCACCGCCTTGGTATTAACGACTGTGTTAGAAACTGAGCCATCTAATAAATTTAATTCTGCGGCTGTTGAAGTAATCCCATCTAAGGCATTTAATTCTGAAGCGGTGGCGGTCACACCGTCTAAAATATTTAGTTCTGCGGCAGTTGATGTAACACCATCAAGAACATTTAACTCTGCCGCCGTTGCCGTTACGTCAGTTGCGTTAATTGTTAATTTAGTTAAATTTGGGGCAACAGTTCCTGATGTACCGTTAAAAGCGTTTTGGACATCATCAAGTGCTGTATTTATGGTATTTCCCCAAGTTCCTTCTGAACCTCCAACCGTTGGTTTAGTGAGTGTAATAGCCATTTTAATCTCCTATTTATAATAACCTAGCACGTTAAGCCGCATCCGTCCATATTGCAGGCGGTACGGTTGGGCTAAACCAACCTCTTGTTTTAATGTCTGCCGCAAAAGAATAAGTAAATTCACCTGATAGTGGTTGAAACAGCCTTTGAACCGTCATATCCACTGCTTGCCCTGTGTAGGTAAATGTTCCAACAGCAAAAGCTTCGCCAACACCTTTAAAAGCATCTTGACCAGTATAAGTAAACGCTCCAGTTTCTGCTGAAATGTTCATTTGTTTTGTAAAATCTATATTTTGTCCTGTTACTGCAAAAGTGGCAGTATCTAAAACCATACCAAAGCCAACATCTAAAATTACATTGTGACCAGAGTATGTAAATGTTGTTGTATCAACTACAATTCCAAAACCATAGTCTAACTCAACGTTTTGCCCAGTATAGGTAAAAGCACCATTATTAACAGATAACGGCCTTTGTGCGGTTAAAGTAACAGGTCTACCGTCGATTTGAAAAACACCATAAGGGAAAATATCAGCTATCAATAATGCCGCGCCACGCAGTGACAAGGTAAAAGTTCCGCTGCCTGCACCCATTGCATAATTTGCATTAGTTGATGCTTGGCCTATTGCGGTTGACCCTAACGGAGCGAAAGCTGTCATAATTTACACCCTTTCTATTGCCACTTTGGTCCTTTGAACCATGCCACAAGTGATTTTCTTACGCCTTTAGTCACTGGCGAAACTTGATGTATTAAATAACTTGGAAAAATTAAAACAGTACCTTTTTGCTTTGCATCTTCCATTTCTGGGTTTGGAACTTCTGTAAATTGAAAGTCACCACCCTCATATTCATTTATGTCGCTTAACTGAACAGTTATGGATAGCTTTCTGTCCAAACCATCATTTGCATTCCAATCAATATCGTGATGCCAATCATAGTGACCATTTTCTGAAGCATGATATTCTGTGTATTGTATTTCTGCATTTTTAAAAACATTTACATAAAAAGCATTTTGGCATGAATGGTCTACATACTGAAATAGCAAATCTTTAAGCCAATCTTCGTTTGTAAGCCAACAAACACGACTGCTTCGAATACTATCGTCTGCGTTATTAAACGTGCCTGCTTTTGTTGTTTCGCCTGCTTGGTCAATAATATTTTGCACTACGTCGGGCGCAATATTTCTTTTATATAATTGCCAGTTTTGTCGCATTATTTTGGTGGCCTTGGAAAAAAGAATAAAGCTTGATTTAATCTGTGCCGACTGTAGTTACGGTCTGCTTCAGAATAAAAATATGTATCATCATTTATAGCTGCACCATGCGGTATACGTTTTGCGTTAAATAAAAATCCTCTGTTAAATTTAGGCTCTAAATAATCAACTATTTCAAAGTCTGATTTTGGTTTCCAAGGGTGTCGGTCTTGTTCTGTTTTCTTACCGCCATAGCTGTGAATGCTTGCGTTCTTATCAACATATATATTTGTGCCATTAGTCTCAGCTTCATTTAAATATATTATACATACCCAACCATCGTCTTGATGCGGAAACCAAAAATTTTCTTCGTAATTATTCCAATCTGATTTTTTCCACCGCATAAAATTAGTGTCCAAAACATCGCAACCGTCCTCTTTATAAACATCAAAAGATTGCAATTCACTATCTAATATCTCAACTAATTGGTCTGTATATTTTTCTAGCGTCGGCTCTTTTCTATGATGGCGCAAATCAAAAAACTCATCACCATGTAGTGGGTGTTCAGTCATTACTTTATTTGGTGGTCCTGATAACACCATATCCATAATATAAGCAGGGTGGTCGTAGAAATTATCTATTTGAAAAGATCGATTTCCTAGTAAGTTAATTTCCTTTATATCCATTACGAAAACATACCATCGGGGGAAGCAGGCCAAGTAACACTGTCTGGAAAAGTTGATTGCTGCGGAACATTTAATAATGCCGTTCTGTAGGTTATCCAAGAAGCTTTTTCTTCGTCCGACATTGCATCCCAACGTAAAGGATTAGAAAGAATAATATCTAATTGCGCCAACCTAAAATCTCTTTCTTGCCTAATTATAAAAGCCTTTTCAGCCGCGACTGCTTCGGCTGTAGGAGCAACATAAGGCTCCTTATCGTCACCGATTAAGGTCATCAATGCGCTGTTATCTATGGTCATGTCGGTATCTTCAACATCAAGCGTATATTCTATCCAACCATAATCAGGGTGGTTTATTTCAACATCTATGCGCCCACCGTCTTCCGTTGAAACTTTAGCATTACGATATTCTGTAATTGGAATAGACATTAAGCATACCTCACAAATACTGACGCATACATATCGTCACGGTTTAAGTTTGATGAACCGTTATATCTACCAGTACCACCCATTAGCCGCCAAGAGCCGCTTGGCCTGTTGGTTACAGAGTGTCCGCCATAGAGATAAGCATAGTTACAGCAAGCGTATAAACTACCTGACCCAACAGTTGTCCCTGCGTGTCTAAGCCCTGCGCCTGCCCAGTGTATTTGGGCATAAGAGCCTACTTGGTTCCAACCTGTCGCGGCATTTCCAGTAGGTCCTGTCGGCCCTCTTGGGCCAGTTGGACCTCTTGGACCAGTCGGCCCAGTGGGTCCAGTTGGTCCAGTTGGTCCAGTAGAACCGTTTGAGCCTGAAGGGCCAGTGGGTCCTGTTGGGCCTGTTCCACCGTCACTTCCAGATGGTCCTTGGCTTCCTTGCGGTCCAGTTGGGCCAGTGCCGCCTGTTGGTCCTGTCGGTCCTTGTAAGGAAGCATTTGTTATTGTTGCTTTTTTCCAAGTTGTAGATGTACCATCATATACTGGTATAATATCAGAACCCGATAAACTTGTTACTGTAGATAGACCTGTTAATGCAGAAGGTAATGCCGCACTTGTAACATCTGCACTAGATGCTACCCCGTCAAGTTTAGTTCCGTCAGTAGCTAAATTTCTACCGTCTACATTCCCACTAACAGTTACATTACCAGTAACAGTTATACCACTAGAGTGCGCCACCATTTTAGCAACACCGTCATGTTGTACCTTGCCAAAATCATCTGATAATGCAGTAATAAAAACTTTTGCTGTACCGCCTAATGAAATAGCACTACCGCCACCACTGCTTTCAGTTGGTGTTCTTGTTAATGTAGTTCCACTAGAAGAATAAGTCCCTGTTCCTATTTCCCAGTTTGTTCCTTCTTCTATAACGTATGCAACCACATCGCCATTTGTAACGCCTGCATCTGCAAATGTTTGATAACCAGTGTCGGCTGTAGTTAATGTTAAAGTTCCAGAGCCACTTGTTGCGGTGTTCATCTTGGCTCTGTTAAAAAGTTTTGCCATGATGCGCTCCTACTATGTCAGCGTTAATAAGCCGTTTGTGCCAATGTCGATTGTAAACGTATCACCATCGTTAAGTGTTAATGATGAGCCATAATCGTAATAACCAACGATCGGATCGGCAGGGGATGTAGGTGTATCGTTAAAAATAACAACATATCTAAAAGCCGCTACAGAACCGCCAGAGGCAGTTAAAACTTTATCGTCTGCTGATAGTTTATAAACGCCGCCTGTTTGGGTACTGGTTACGTTTGCCAATGTCCTGTCGGAAAGATTTGTATACGATATCTGCGAACAATTTGCCAACACACCATTTCCGTCTGTTACTACACTTGTGCCAGATGTTGGGTCAGTGTTAGAAAGCGCAACTTTAAACGTGTCAGCGTTCATGTCCATCGCGTTCGCTAGGTTGACCACAAAGTCATTTACTTTAGTAAAACTTGCCATTTAATAGCTCCTAATTTGTATTCTACGACCCGAACCAGATGTTCTAGCTCGCTCTCCTTCTAAATTTATAGCAGAAACAGCGTTTAGATACAACGTATTCCAGACTGCTACTCTCTGGTCTTCTTGTAAATATGGCGAACTGTGAAGCAGTGAACCATACAAATAAGCATCAGGGTAATTTGTTAAAAGCCAGTTTGTGGTATTTGAGGCTATATCAGGTATGTTTTCATAATAAACAAGCTCAACTGTATAATCTGCATCTGGTGTTGGGTATAATTCAAAGGAACCATCAACCACAGCGTAAAACTCAGGTCGTCCCAAGGTATCAGAGTTTTCCATACGCAATTTTGAAATAGCGAAAGGACTTATTAATTCCATAGTATGTGTTGGGCTTGCAGTCATAGTTATCCTAATAGGACTTATGAAATTATTTGGTAAAGTTAAATATTGTTGGTCAGCGGTTGCAATAACCCTGTCCTCCATTTGCCAATGCCTTAAATCTCTATTTAATTGTGCTTCTGCAAGTGTAATAAAATCGGGAATTGCATTCGTTAAATCGTCTCTGTTTAACGTATCTGCAATGCTTGCCCTGAGTTCTGTATAATTACTTAATGGCATCAAATGCCTCCCAATAGACTATTTGGCTGCTGTCGCTGCTCGTCTTGTAGCATATAATCTGTTAAACCGATACCCCCTGCAACACCGAAAGTTGGAACGCCTCTAGCGCGTATTTTATCTTTCATTTCTTTTGTTAATTTAAAACCAACGGCTGTTTCACCTTCTGTTTTTAAACCAAATTCACCACTTGCAATATCTTCTTTTATTTCTTTGGCAAATTTAGGGTCAAATTTTTTAAATATATCAGTAAAATAATTTACTAAATTTTCTCTGTAATATTGTACAGAACCATCTTTTACACTTGTTTCACTTATTCCGCCTGCTCTACCTATACTTTTTTTACTGTATGGAAGGGCAATAACATCTACATCATCGTTAACAGCTTTTGTAATTTCGTGGCGCAGAGCATATGGTGCCCACTGTTTCTCATTTTTAGCAGTTGGTCCTGCAAATTGAAACATTGGTGATCCATTACGATTAATATTAACCTTATCTCCTCTCGCTTCTGCAAATCTATTCATTTCTGCTATTTTATCAACTTGAGCTTCGCGCACTCTGTCACTATATTTTGACAGTGCGCTAAAATCTAAATCCTCAAAAATATCTGTAAGTGGTTGATCAAACTCCATTGCAAATTTTACGTCAATATCTGGCTTATGATCTAAATATAAAAAATTGTTAGACATTTTAAAGTCACCAAACAAAGGCACCATGTGCATAAATGTTGAAATGTGGAACCCTTCTGATGGCTCGACTTTGTTTAAGAAATTTAAGTTTGCTTGAAAATCTGGGTGAACGTTTTCTAAAAATTGAGTTTTTAATTCACTAAACGCAGATGCTTCTTCTGCATTTTTTGCCTGCCTTCTGTTATATACAATATCTAAAATGTCAGTATGGTCTATTTTATCAAAATCAAGCCCATCTATTGATTTTAATTTATACGGATCAGCAAGCATTGCTGTATTACTTATTCCTCTGTGATTAAGCAATAAATTGTGCGCCAATAGGTTATCTGTAATAATATTAATTGCTTCTGGAGTATAATTCAAATACCCACTTCTGTAACCATATCCCGAAAGCTGTTGTATTGTTTCAATAAAACTTCGTGACATATTAGTAAAAGTTTTGTTATTTCCCAGATCATAACTTTGAATTGCTTGATCGCCGCCACCTTGCTTAAACATTGCGTTATTTTCAAAACTTCTGGAAAAATCATCGTTTAGATTAGCTTGTATTAATTTAGGGACAAGCGCTGTTTCTTCGTAATTTGCCGCTGTTCCCCTAGATTTTCCCTTACGTTTACTTCTCTGAATACTTTGCCCAATATCTGACTGAACTTCTCCAATGTATCTTACATTATCTACCAAGCCGGGATTAAGCCCTGTTTCTATTTCGAAATCACCAACTCTTGAGTGTACTATTTGGCCTGCCCCTCCAAAGTGACCTTGCGGTGAAATAAATGCCCTTTCTATTTCTCCTGTTTTTGGATTATACTTAAATACTGTTTCTGTATAGTTATTAGCTCCATTTGGAAAATACTGACTAAACTGTGTTAAACCTCCGTCAAAATCTCCAACACCATCGGGGTAATAATCACCACGCCCAATTTGTCCCAAACCAAAAGGTGGTGCATCATTTGTTACCATTGAATTTATAAAGGCAGGTGGGTCGTGCCTAAACATTTCAAACATAGAACGTTCTGCCACTTCCATTGCATTATTATAAGAATTAGGCTCATATTTTTTAAGAAATGCCAAACCATCTTCAAATATTTCTAGTCCTTCGTCACCTTCAAAATTAAACCCATTACCGCTTTTAATTATTTTACTTACTTCGTCTACCGACATTCCTGTTTCGGCAGCCATTTCTGCTATATCTAAATCACTATAATCGTCTGGGTTCATATCATAAGCGCCATATTTTTGGGCTGTTTGTCTTACATCTAATGAACGCACGTTATTATTACTATCAACAATTTCTTCTGCAGGCATATTATTTACGTTACCAAAACCATCTTCTAACTCTTCTTGTATTGGGTCGTACATTCCTTGTTGTGGGTTATTTCTATCTCGGTGGATTTCAAACCTTGTCAACATTTGGTCAAATATACCGCTAAAAACATTGTCAACATCTTCGGAAGTAAAAGAATGTGTTAGACCTTTACCTGCATTTAATACTTCTGTGTCTAAACGTGCATCTTGGTCTTGAAAATATTTTATAATTTCGTCTTTTGTAACTACTTGATTATTTCTAAATTGCTTATTAAAACCACTCCAGTCTATTTCCTCTTCTTTACCGCCGCCTTTTAAAAGCATAGATTTCATTTGCTCAAATGTGCCTTTATTTTGCGTTAAATTTTCTGCCGCTTGAAGTGTTGGTGAGTACTGAATAATGTCTAATGGTGGGCCCATATTACTACCAACGGTAGCCGCACTTAATGATGTTGGTTGCCCACCGCTTTGAAATGCTTCTAAAACTCCTCGCGGATTGCCTTCAGCTATTGACCTTGCGCCATATTGTAAATCTGATAGCAAACCTGTTGTTGCGTCCCTAATACCTTCGCTTGTCGGAGTGGGTGCCGCAAAGGTTTCTGCAAGTGCAACTGGCGGTGTTAAATAACCCATTCTGCCAAGAACTGCAGGTGCCGCCGCTAAGCCGACTTCCATCATCATGTTAATGCCTGCACGTTTACGTTCATCAGCTGATCTTGTAGGGTCAAACGCAACACGACTTTCTGTTACTGAATTACCCATACCCGTAACTGGATTAGCATCTAATACGAATTGTGTAGGCGCACGTAGATTTGGTGGAACATATTCCTCAAAATCAAACATATTTTCTAAAAAATCGCGTCTTTTCTTACCTGATTGTGGGCTGTTAAAATCACGCAGATAGTCAATTATACTCATTACCACTTAACCTTATTTGCCCAGAACGCGGCAGACATCTTGCCTTTTCTTATATTCTTTGCGTGCCTTGCCTTAAAAGACTTTGCGCGTTTTGTCATTGTTTTATCACCAGTTTTGCCTTGCTGACCAAACCTTATTAACTTTACCTTTTCGCCTTCTTTAGCAACTACAACGTGTGATTTTGTTGGATGGCTTGGCGTTCTTTTTGGCTTATTATAACCAGAAACTCCTGCCTTTTCTAACCTAGCATCTTTTTTCTTTTTTTCAGCCATTAGGGATTGGCAGGAAATAGTGGGTTTTGCTTACGCATAGCATCTTGAATAAGTTCTTCTGCTTCTGCAGGGTGTTCTTGCATAAAATTGTCCCAACTTTGTGCGGTTTTAGCTTTGCGCCTTAATGCATTTATTGCTTCTGCTCTGCTTGTCATATTAAAAGTTTGTGACGGTGGATATAAAGGCTCAACTCCACTTGCTATTGCTGTATTTGAGTTTTCCATAAGTGCGGCATTATTTTGTGGGTTACCATCTAAATCGTAAACAGGAATTGGTTCTCTAGGTTCTATATTATTGATAAAACCACCAGTTGATTTTGCTGCTGTTGGCGTTGACGTTGTATCGTAGTTATATCTAGTTCTTGTACCTTGATCTACGCCACCAATTTGGTCTGCCAAATTTCCCAACATACTTATTTGCATACCGCCTCTGTATTTACCGTCACGATGCTGAGGACCACCACGGTCAAACATATCTTCAACATTACGAAAACCAATTTGCTCACGTGGCGTGTTTTCTTGACCATATGGCCTTATTTTTGCAATGTTACCAAGCAGTGATAAAAACCCACCGCCTTCAAAAAAAGTATCGTTGGCATCAGCACCTCCACCGTCTCGCATATCTATATCTGCAGGCACATAATACCCTTCGTCATTGTAATACCCATAGCGACCATCGTTATTATATTGCTTATAAATATCACTGCCAACTTTGACCTGTGCTTTAGCTGCCTCTCCACCACCTTTAGGACCAGATATACCAATTCTGTTTTGTGGATCACCGCCAAACATAACTGGTGAAACATTTTTACCGCCAGTAGGAATAACATCTGGCCTTCTTTTTGGGCGTAAAGAAGAGCTTATACCTGACCCTGCGCCGGGGTTATGACCAGAAACATGGGGCATTACTTTTTCCTACCTTTTTTCTTTTTACCTTTGTGATAGCCGGGCATTATTTCTTACCTTTCTTTTTCTTTTTAGGTTTTTTAGCAGTTTTCTCAGCGTCTTTAAAATTTTTTGCTGAAGGAGCTTTGGGATCATCCGCACTTCTCATGCGCTCACCACTTCCTGCTTTTATTCTGCGCCTTTTAGCATGAATATTATCGTACAAGCCTTTCTTTTTGGTAGGTTTTTTCTTTTTTGCCATACGAGAACCTCCTGCTGTTAAAATTAAATTAGCACATTATGCTATTCCTTGCAAATTTCTTCTTATAGGTTCACCCCAATTTTTGTTTTCTTGCTTACCTACCGCTAAATATCGAAATGCATCTGAACCGTGTGACGTCCAATCATGTAAAGGTCTACCTCTCCACGTTTTAAGCTTTTCGTCAAATTCTCTACGATATTGCTTTAAAGCCTCTACGCCTCTCTCGCACTTTTCTGCATCAAACCAGCATCTGTTTAGCATTGACCTTGCTGATTGTATTCCATCCTCAATACTTAGTTTTGGTGCGATTGTAATGTCTGTTAAACCTAATGTGCCTAATATTTCAAGCCTTGACTTGCCAGTGCCAAGCTCTTTAACTTGTACATCGTGGGGTAGGATGTGACTAGAGTAGTGATAACCCCTACTACTGAGTTCTTTTGCATAATGATCCAACCCCACACCAGAGTTCTCGTAATAATCTATTAACCGAACTTCTTGCGCCACAAACTGCGCCATCCATATTGCCGTACTGTCACCAATTCCTAAATCCCATGCGGTGGTTACGCCAACGGACGGATCATAAGGGACAACTCGTATTCTGTTTTCTTGCGCGGCTGTTTTTAATTCTGCTGCATAATATGAGCCTTGTATTGCGGCTTCAAAACTACACTCAAACTCTTGTTCAAATCTATCCTCTCCCATTGCCTTTTTAGCTTCTTTTAATTCTTCTTCGTCTAAAATGCCTGTTTCTGAAGATTTAAGCATTAATGAAAGCCAATTGGGGTCATTCTTAGCTGCAACGAAAGTGTCGTAAAATTGGTTTCTACCTTTTGGTGTGCCTATAAATGTTGCTTTACCTTTACGATCTGCAAGTGATGGTCTTATAACAGTAGGCCATGCACGATGTGGAAAGTCGGCGGGTTCGTCCAACACAACATGGTCAAAGTATAATCCGCGCAAACTGTCGGGGTTATCAGCACCAAATAATCTAAATCTTGCACCATTCGGAAAATCTGCACGTAATTCTGCAACATTATATTCTACGCCTTCAATATCTCTAGTATACTCTAGAAGATAATCCCACGCTATTGCTTTTGCCTGTCTGTAGTACGGAGCAATGTACGCAACTCTAACATTTGGCCTTGGAATTGTTAAAGCATCTTTTATTAAATCATTAATCGCAGCAACAGTTTTACCAAACCTTCTGTGTGCAACGATGATAGCAAAGCGTTCTGTTCTCGTATGGTAAGATTTTATTAATGACCTTGGTTTATACTTAATTGTTCTAACTGTCATCGCTTAACCACTTATAAGCGTGTACATGCTCACCTGATACAGTGCTTTCGGCTTTATCTTTTTGACCAAGGTATTGTTTACCAAGCCAAATTAATATTGAAGTATTACCGCCTTCAGCCGCTTGCCATTGCATACGCCTAAGTGACATTCTGCCCTCGTCATTGTGCCTTTTATAGAGGTCTTCAAAATTTTCGTATCCTCTATCTTTTAATCTTCTATTAAGTGTGGTGTCTGACATACCAAGAATACTGCATATTTCTATCTGTGTGCATTGTATTCTTACCATATTAAGTAAACGCAAAAAGTCCTCGTCATTCAATGGTTTAGAGGGTGCTTTCGGGCCACGTTTTG